TCTAACTCTGGCATAATATTTACTCCTATTGTTGGGGCTGATTTTCATCAGGTAGCCATTTTACCGCCAAGACCTTTCTTGACGTTACGCTTTTTTGGTTTAGTTTTTTTCGGCTTTGAGGCTAAACCACCCTCTTTAAACCCAAGCCCTTGGCTTGTGCTAAATCTATCCATTGCCGCTGTGCCGGGATCTGTTGGTCCTACAAACTCTCCAGACGGTGTAAATCCAGTAAAAGCAGTTTGTGCCGCATCAAACGCTTCTTCCACACTGCCTCCTTGTCTTAACACACTGTCACGAGCTTCATCTGCATCTTTTCTGGCATCATCGTACTCTTTTCCTGTGGCTTCTTTTACACGCTTTTTATACTCACTCTGACTTACCTTTTCTTCCGTAGCTTTTGGTTTTGTCTTGGCTCTTGTTTTTGGTGTAAAACTTAGTGCATCCTGAACTGCCTGTTGTGCTGCACTTCTTGTGTCTAAGAACTTTCTTGCGTCTGTTACCTTTCTTTCACCTAATGGGGCAAAGTCTTGAAACGGTGTAGTTGTATCTACTTGCGGTAAAGTTCCTTTTGCTCCACCTGCAGTTATTTGTGCTGGTCCTTCAGGTGTAACTGGTCTATCCTCAAAAGCAATTTGGTCAGGCGCAGTTCTAATTAAAGCCTCTCGTGTTTGTTCTGCTAAAGACTTACCTGCCTCTCTTGGTACTTGCGTTAATTGAGTTCTATTAAAGTCAAAACCACTAGGAAGATTAACTGGTAATTGAGTTACACTTGAGTCTAAGGGACGACTTACTCTATCTTTAAATCCTATTGCTTCTAATGCTCTATCTACAGAAGTAGTAAATCTACTCATATCAAATAGTTTAAACTCTTGTTGTGGCACTGTTGGTGTAACATCAGGAGAACCCTCAGTGCCAAAACCATAGTCCATAACAAACTTAGGTTGGAAGTCTGGTTGTGCTGGGGGATCCATAGCACTAAATGTAGGTGTAAACTTTTCCTTTGTTGTCATGTTTTCTAAGTCTATATTACGTAAACTGTTTCTAAACTCAGAGTCATCCATATTTTCTGCAGCATCAAGGTTTTGTTCCACTATGTTATTTATATCTGCACGAGTTGCTATCTGACTTCTTGTTTCAGGTAAAACCTCTGTGCTTGCTACACCAGATATTTGATCTCTTGTGACACCTAATGTTTGTGGTCTTTCAAAAGTAGGTCTAGCTATGCCAGCCCTTTTAACAGAGTTTGGATCATTTATTACTTCTTTTTGCAGTATGTTTTTATCACTGTTTATATCAAGATACTCATTAGTTAATTTAGTATAACGGTCTGTGGCTTGTTCTCTACCTAGTTTACTATTCATAACCTCTGTTTTAAATCTAGCCCAGTCTCCTGATATAGCAGCCTCTACAGCATTTTGAAATCCTGCTAGACCTCCTAGCTCACTCTTATCCATTCTTCCAGCAAGCACATCTTTTATATTAGAGTATTTACCTCCACCTGTTTGTGCTGCTATGTTTGTTAGTATAACTTGAGGACCAACGTCTAGTAGGTTTAAGTTACCACCATATTCTTGCACCACTCTTTCTGCATTTTTTCTAGCCAGATTTAAATCTTCATTTAAAAAGTTAAGCACCTCATTTTTAGTGTAACCTTTATTTGGATCAGCATCTGCTGGCAACTTATGTCCAACACCCACGGTTAAGAAAGGCTCTGCACCATCCTGTTGAGTTTGAACACGATAGGGCATAAAAAGACCTGTGTTTTCATCATAGTTTATGTTGTATGATTTTTCTAGGTTATTTATTATCTCACCGTATGTGTTTCCTAGTGAGTTACCTTGAGCATCTGTCATACCAACTTCAGACATTAGGAACTCCAGCTTTGAAGCATTAAAAGCTGTTTGCGATACTTTCTGCCACAACTCAGGTGAATTAGCATATGCAGCACCAAAATCATTTACTTCACGATCAGAGGCGTTAACAGAGGAGGCTATTATACTTTTTGCTTGCTGTGATACTGTTTGTGTATCTCCAATATTATCGTCAGTAACATCTATAGGTGTAAACTGAATAGCATCTGTTACCGCTTGTTGTGCAGCGTCTTCAAAAGCACTAGGGTCAGTATCTGCTGTTGCAGATGGAAGCATGTTAGGATCTGCAGATATAGTTCTGTCTTGTTCTAACTCTAAAAAGTCTGGTTGTTGTTGGTCTATAACATCTTGCAAAGATTCTAATAAAGACTTATTCAATGGAGTAGTAGCTACTTTGTTTAACGCATCTATTTCTTCTTTTGTTAATGCTTCTCCTGTTTCTGGATTTTTACCAGTGGTTGTTGCTTGAACAGCAAAATCACGAGCAGCTTTTTCGTTTAGTCCTTGAAAGTAACCAAGGATAGGTAACTTCCTTGTTCCAGCTGCAAAAATACTACGCTGTTGAGAGTTATATCTTTGCCAGTCCTCTGCAGTAAAATCTTTGAAATCTGTTGGTTGTGTTTCTACATCAGACATAGCTCTTCTTGCAGCTTCAAATGCACGATCACTCATGCCTCTACCTGTGCCTCTGGCTAGTTCTGCTTCACGCTCTTGCCTGTCTCTTTCATCCGCTGCAGGATCAAATGTGCCACCACCTGAACCTGCTACATCGGAAGCGGTAAAGTCTGGCGGTATATACTGCATTGGTTTTCCATTAAAGAAAGGGATAGTAACAGTCTTACCTGTTTTTGGGTTTGTGAAGTTACGTAGTTGAAAACCTAATTGTGCTGTACCCATAGTGCCGTAGCGTTGATTTGGTGTGAATGATTCTCCAAAGGCTTCTTCGTAAGAACCAGTGTCACCGCCCTCTTGAAAACCCATGATACCGCCTCTGTATGCTTCTGTCACCTCTAGCTCTTCTATGGAGAAGGGTAGTTCATCTTGCTCTTCCACTGGCTGTCCACCAATACGTCCGTCTGCTTCCATTCTCTGTAGACCCACCTTAGCTTCGTTACGCAGGTCTTCAAACTTTTGTATGCCGTGATATCTAACAACATCTGCAGGAACAACATATTCACCTTCACTAAGCATAGCAGGTATGTCATCTCTAACTTCTTCTGCCATACTACCTGACGGTACTTCGTTTCCGCTTACTGGATCTCTCTCCACACCGTCATCAGCAAGGACACCGCCCTCGTTCATGAACGCAAAATTCATTTGATCTTCCATAACGTCCCCACCTTCGTTAAACATTCTTATTTTTTTATCAGGAGTTTTTACTTTTAAAGTTTTTAAGTCAGACACGCTAGGAGTTTTTACACCCTTAGCTAACACAAGAGGTCCTACCTGAACAACCTCATCTGCTTTAAACACAGGCTTTCCTGTTGCTTTATTATAGAAAAAACTATGTCTAAATGGATTCATACCAACCTGAGTCCACTCAGGATCGTTTAATAATTTTTTTGATAGCTCATGCACATCCTCAGGATCAGCATTGAAATAGTCACCGTGTATCCTACCTATAGTGGTTTTATCTGCGCCTTTTGCTATTCTTAGTCCACCCTTAGCTGCAGTCATAAACTCAACATTTTTTAATATGGCAGTTTGTCCATAACCAATTACATTTCCTCCTAGCTTTGTACCGTCATGTAATGAAACAACCCAAGTATTGTAGTTTTCATAAGCAGGAATATCTAGCCTAGAACCAACACGAGTTCCATCAGGTATGTTTTTATTAACACCTACTATACCTTTTGCTACTTTATTTTCATCAAGAGAACCTGCAATCTCTTTTAATGTAGGAAGTTTTGGAAAATTTTCATCTGTTATGGGTTGTATAGGTTGATATGCTTTTACAGTATCTCTGTACTCTCTTGATGTTATTTTTCCTTCACTTAACTTTTCTGCTGCCTCTTGAACCTCAGGAACTCTTTTTTGCTTAAAAGGATTTTTAGACTCTTTTTGCCACGCAGCTTTAGCATCAGGATCATCTATAAGTTTTTTAGCATCATCTATATCTGCTTGTCTAAAAGCTTTTGTTGCTGCTTTTAAACCTTTACCTGCAACTCTTCCAACTCCGGGAATAAGACCTAGAACAGCCGCAGCTGTATTTATTCCTGCACCGACATAATCTTTTTCTCTTACGTCTTGTGCTATATCAGCTACGTCTAAAGCTGTTCCAACTCCGGGAACAAAGCCTAACGCTTCTCTTGTTAAGCTAGTTTCTCTTTCGGGTCTTTCCTCAGGTGTTGCTTCAGGTGTTTCCATTATTCATCATATCCCTTAGTTGCATCAAGCGTCTAAGAGCAGAGATAGCACCTTGCAGTCTGTATACGTCAGACATCTTCTCTGTTTGCTCTATTGTTCGCTGATAGTTTACGATAGATCTTTGTAGCTCCTCTACAAAAGCATCCCATAGTTGTTTGTTATTCGTTAACTCTTTAATCTTAGACATTACCTGAAAATCCTTCTTCATCTGGTAGTGGTGCTGTGCCAACACCTACTTGTGATCCCCCACCGCCTGATGTGTCTTGTACGTTTGCTCCTGCAGGTGCAGGTGGTACTTGCTCACCTTCTTGCGGTTGTGGGGCTTGTTGTTGCTGTGGTTGTTGTTGCTGAAACTTCTTGAATATCTCAGCCTGTATCACAGCGTCTTGCAAGCTATTTGTAACCTTGTTCGGATCAAGATCCATAGCTTTTGCAATCTCTCTAATGATATAATCCATCTTTGCAAACGGTGCGAGTTGAGGATTAGATGCGACTTGTAGGAACTGCATTAGTCTTTGGCTACGCACTTCGTTAGCCATCAAGCTTTCTGTACCCTGAGCTTTGACTTCTAAGTCTCCTTTGATATCAGGGTCGTAGTCAAACTGCATGTTAAAACTAAAGAACGCTTTACCCATCGGTGCTAACAGATAGTCATCCACGTTCTTCACAACATTACGGATAGAGCCATTGGCTGCAGACATCAGCATGGATATACCTGATGCTGTACGTCCTACACCTTGTATGCCTGTCTGTCCGTGAGCAAAGCTTGGAAAGCCTGTGCTTTCATCTGCAAGCACTCTGGCTTTGTCAAACAGTTGCATGTTCTCCGCTGCCACGTTTGGAAACTTTGTACCAAAGATAGCTTGTCCGGGTGCGCCGCCTTGTCTTCTGAATATTTTTCCGGGATATACACTGAGGTCTTGTCCGGGAACTAAGTTAGTCTCGTCTACCTCCATGATGAGATTTCCACTCAGTGCTGCGTTGTCGATAGCCATACGCATAAAACCGTTCATCAATGTCTGTGTATCGTCCATGTTTTCTGCAATACCAACACCAAAGAAGCTGTACGGATTATGTTCGTAAGGCACGGCATAGTAAGGTATACGCACTGGCTTGAACGGATTTAACACCATTCTTAGTACGTGACCTTGACATATCCAGACGTTGCAGTTTATTTGTTCTACATCTGCCAACTCTTCAGGTATGTCTACACCGTTCTCCTCTAGTATGTCTGCATCTACGTATCCCCAGAACTCTAACACTTCGTAACGCTCTGTGTAGTTTTCTATAGCGTAGTCCTTCATGTCGTCTTCCCAATACTTCTTGTCGTATTGCGGCCCCATGTCAAGACATTCTTCTATAGACTCGCCACGAAAGTATGGTCTGCTTTTTAGGTTACGCATTTGTGTTTTGGATAGTTTGTGTCTTTGCACACAATACTCTGCCTCATCCATGTTGTATGCGTCAGGATCAGGGTAGAAGTTCCATATAGATACGTGATCTGTTGATGGGACGGTCTTTATTGTTGGATCGTAGTTGCCATCTTCTCCCCAGTTAGGATACTCTTTGTCTAACGCAAAAGGTCCTTTCATGATGCCTGTACCAAACAATGCCATCTCAAAAGCGGTATTACGCAACTGCTTATTTGCTCCTGACTCTTCTAGTTGGTCATGTATCTTTTTCTCCATCTTCTTTGCTGCAATCATAGCAGGATGAAAAGTAACTGTTGTTTGTGTTTGCCCATCACCCTCTATAAGCTTTTCAGACACATTACCTAGTTTCTGCTCTAAAGGTCCTAGTCTACTCTGCAAATCAGCAACGGTTTCACCGGGCTTCAACTTTCCGTCTGGCGCAAACAAATAAGGCTCTGAAGGTTTATCTTCAAAAGCCTGTTTAAGATCATCCAATCCTTGTTCCGCATTTTGGTCTATGTTTATATGCACCGACTCTGCTACACCCTCTGGTAGTTTAGTCGGGTTTACCGTGAGTGGGAAAGTAGTGTTACCAAACAGAACATCTATTATTTGTCCATATGCTGCAAGTGTTTTAGTTTTTGTTACCTTTACAAATACTCTGGACTTTTCTGTTTCGGTGAACTGTACATCAGGACCATATAGTCCTCTGTAGTTTCTGTATGCTTTGAGCCATCGTTGTTCGTCTTGTTGTCTTACATCTTCTGCTCTTTTAAATCTACCTTGTACAAAACTTACTACATCACTCTCTGAGCGAATAGCAGGATCATTGTCCTGCATCGCTGAGACACCATCAGTGTCAAATGCTACTTCGTTATCTTCTGCCATATTTAATATCCAAAACTAGGGTCAGCGACTTGAAAGCCTGTTCGCTGATTTACAGGGTTATAGTCCCAAATGGAACTTCTTGGTCGGGTCATTATGCCGTAGCGTAGTGCATCGTACATATGATCCATTGCGTTAGTGTCTACATCCTCTGGGTTCTTCTTGTCGAGTGGTAGCGAGGGCAGTTGAGAGATGAGGTTTGTACAATTATTGAACACAACCATACGAGGCTCTTGAGTGAACTCATCCACTTGTAGTCTTCTGTGTACCTCGTTTTTACCTGCAACTCTACTTCCTTTACTTCTGTCTGATGGTCGCCACCTACAGCCTCTAACAATCATCTGTTCCGCAAGGCTAGGTCCTGTATCTCCACGTTTATGCCAGAGCGAACTATCCAAAACTCCGTACTGTATCCTGCCATCGTCTGCTTCTAACTGTAGTATCATATCTGCTAAATCTACCGCTAGAACTTTTGATACCTGCAACTCTCTGTATATTACTAACTGCTCTGCAGGTGTTATGGCTATCCAGACTACAGCAGAATAACTTCCATAACCATAGTCACACGCTCTAAACTTTGTCCAACTTGCAGGTATCTTATATGGCTCTACCACATGTATCTGTCTGTTGAACTCTGGGAACGCAGCTCCTTCTGATACGTCCCAGTCCCCATCTAGTAATTGTCTTCTCTGATGCTCAGGTAGAGACAATAGCATTGCCTCGTAGTCACCTGACTCAGCTAGATAAGGATTGTCAAAAAGATTAGCAGGTATGAAGCGTCTTCTAAAAAGAGGTTGCCCCTCTCTGCTATGACCTTTTGGAAATGTAATAACATTACCACTTTCTAACTCTGTTGCCCAAAACGGTGTGTTTGCAGGTGAGGGATCTACAAACGTCTTTTTAACCCACTGATGTCCTGCCCCTCCGGGGTTCGTTGTTGCTCTCATGTACAGTCCTAGCGATGGATCTGTACTTCTTAGTCGTGATCTCATATAGTCCCAAGCAAATGGTGTAGACCATTGAGTAAGTTCGTCAAATCCTATCCAGTTAAACGCTTGACCTTGATATCGCATTACGTCTAGGTCACGGTCTAGGTATGACATCCACAGTCTGCCCCCCTTAGGACTCACCCACTGTGACTTTCTTTCTGACCACTTAATCCCCGGAATTGCTTTTGGATATAACTCCTGAGATTTTTGTATGAGTTCTCTTAACTCTTCTGTCGTGTGTCTAACTAACAGTCCACTAAAGTTTGGGTTGTTTATACCGCGTAGTGGGTCAGCTAACATTGCAAAAGACTTACCGCCTCCTGCTGCTCCTCCGTATAACACCTCTCGTTCTGACGAGGCTAAGAAGTCTGTTTGTGGTCCTTCATTTGGTTTAAACAGTACTTCAGGTTCTACCTCTGATGGTTCTGGTAGAACTATGGGTGTCTCAGGCTCTTGCGTTATCTTTGAGGGTGAAGCAGTCGAGCGAGTCTTCTTCGAGCTTCTTGATTTCATTAATCGCTTTTTCGAGCCTTCGGGCGAACTTACGTTTAATTGTAATTGTTCTCTTACGTCTTTTGTCAACTTCTATTCTTTTTCTTAGTCCTGTGTGAGATATATATCTGCCTGTCTCTTTTGTTAGCCAGTTGGCAACTTCTCTATAGCTATATTGCTTTAGGTGTATTTTAGCTCTGTCTAAAGCATCTAGCTGTATGCTTATGGGAACTAAGAAGTCATCATCTTCTGGATCAATCTCATACCCAAACGGTATTGTTTTTGCTACTCTAGGTATCCTATTCCAGTCTTTAAAAAACATATCAGGCTTTGGCAACATCCAAAACCCTAACTCCTCGTTACTCATTCTTTCCTTCTTTTGCAGGTAGAACAAACACACCACCTGAAGACTCCACGTTTATCTTCTCTGTTTTCATGAAACCTGCTCTATCTAACAAGTCCCTAGCCGCAGTCATCTTATCTCGTATACCTAGCTCTGTAGGATCAACAAGAGCAGATCCCATTGCTACTGCCGCCTTTGGTGCAACACGAGCCATATACTCTTTTGTTGCTTCAGCTATTTCATCTTTTAACCCTTTGATGACATCACTGGTGGCTGTAGTATCTGCATATCCTGCCATCTTCTTTGCTGTAACAACGTCACCGTTTGCACCGTCAAACAAGACAGCCATAAACTTTTGTTGTTTTTCATTTAGAACTTTTGTCATCTTTTTCCTTTATAACCTCTTCTACCCAAGCACCGTTATCGCCTGTATGTTCACACACATCACATCTATCGTCTTCTATGTGACTACCGCATACTTCACA